GAAAATTAAGAGACCTCATGTCTCCCCATTTTACAGGGTATAATATTATTACTAATATTACGGCCATCATACCGTCAAAGGGATCTCACTCCTCTGTTTGTAACCTCGGAGGCGCGGAGGCTAGGCGTTTAGTCGCAAGGATTTGCGGCAACCTCAAGGGTAGTGTAACTCATACGCCACACTATGTCCGTTTTGACCCCTTATCAGTTAACCTAGCTTGGCGCTCACGGAGATACGCCGGTACCTTCTTTGTCCCATCCGGGGCAATGATGTAACCAACATCAGAAGGTGCAGAGGCGACGTCGATGTCGTACCCAGCTCGGAGAACTGGTACCTCTGGTAAGCGAGGAACATGATTAGGGACCTCCACTTCATTAGTGATATGGTCGCATGTGACTTGCGAGTCAGGGGGTCCCATAACTACTGTCTCAACGGAGATGGATCTTAATAGAGGTTCATTTCGCATCTCTCGAGATACGTTGAGTGCAGCTAAGTAGACCTGTTCGATCGTCCCTGAGAACGAACCAGGAGCTACTGCCCCTGATACTACTGGCCCTTCAGGTAGATCAGGCTGAGTCGCAAGGAATTGTTTCTCCGCTACACGAAGTGGTATTCCCACTGGAGAATCTTGCCCCTCCTCGCTGTCGAACGGTACTGGTGTGTAGGCAGCTGCCATCACATCGGGCTGGACGAGGGTGAGCGGGGTGAATGTTCCTAAATGCGCAACCATGAGACTCTCTAAGCCAGCTACAGGCAACTTTATCCGATTTGGGTCTATTTTTGACCCAAAAAGTTTAAGGTTGGCTTGCTCCTCATTGTACTTATCGGCATCAAGTGCTCGTAAGAGTACGCCGAACTGGCCACTAAGGCCAGCGTCGAGTATTTTCTTGCTCGACAGAGTAGTCCCAGCCCCAAAAGAGGTCATGGCTTGAACTTCAAGCCAAGCGGCTAGAATTGTCTCCAGTGCGTCGTGTACACATTGGGGGTCCGGTACGTAGCCTACTTCCAGTCCCCCTTTCGGAGTATAAAAGTGAAGCACTCCCGGACCGTGGTATTCATCACGGCGAACGGTAGTGGGGAATGATGAATTTATGCCTTCAACAGGTGTAAATGAATCTTCTCTATTGCCAATTGCTGTTACGATGGATGCCCTCAGGTCTGAGAGCTGCGTAAGCAATTTTCTCATTCTGGGGATAATGAGATCTTCGCTGGTAGAAAACCAATTTAGATTGGGATATCCGTCGATGACGGACCTACCTGCCTGGATTTCTTGTCTGGAAATAGGAGAGACTACTTGAAGCGCTGTTATGAACGTGTTAAGTCCATCTTCACGTAAACAAATAGCCCTTTCCGTCTCTTTGTAAAAGAGGACGGTGAGGTCTTCAAGAAAGGACTGTCTCTTGACCTCAGAGGAAGCAAATGGTGACAAGGTGAAAGCCTCAATCCATAACAAAACTTCCTTGGCTCCAACCCGATCATCCGCGCTTGCGCCGATGAAAGGGTTTTGAGCTATCAAGGTTAGGACAGCTCCGAGTCCTTCTCGGTCTTTACCTAAAAGGTTCAGACCTTGAAGCATGCTCCACATAGGGACCGTAACCACTCTCTGGAGGAGAGCGATTAGACGCCCTGCAGAGTCAGGGAACCACCTGTTCATGACACGTCGTGCAATAGCTAAACGAGACGCCCAAGATCTGGCTTTTAACTCTTCTTTAAGAGAAAGAGGCGATATGTTATCGAGCTTTATAAAAGTTTGGTTAGCGAAGTTTATTAATCCAATCTTGGATATTAGACTTTTAGCTAGCCCGACAACAATGCCGTAACGATCACAGATCTGAAGGTACTGGAGCGCCACCACTTCGTTCCCGATGACTACGTCATCACCAAGAACTAGGTAGTCCAGGAACCAACCAACGCCACCCGTCTCGATCCAAGCTAGTTGAACCAAGAAGTGATGAACGAGAGCCAGCCCTGCCCAACTGGAAAGGGCACCCATAGGTTGCCCACGACGGTACTTAATAAATGATCCCTTTGGATGAGATCCAGGGAGGGTCCCACCATATTTTGGTGCCGGCGGGACTAAATAGTCCCGATCGGTGAGAAACTCACCCCATAACTTAGCGGCTCGATGCCCTAGCACAAGGGCTAGTACCTCCACGTATAGTGGTAAGGGAATCAGATCCGTGGCGGACTTCAGATCGTAACAGAAGAACTCATTCTTCCCTTCCTCGTTGCACCTTTTCACAAAGGCTTCGAGTTTCCCTGTCTGATCGAAAGTAGCATCAGATGGGATTCTTGAGAGGACCTCAAAAATCCAGTCATGGAGAGGTTCTAGCAGCGAATGGGTCCAATAATCGACAAGAGCAAAAACTCGTATTTTTCCTGCAGCTTCCAACTTATAGGCAAGTTTGCCGAGTGGCGGAAGCCACATATGCTCTTTAAAGAGCCGTTTGAAGCTGTAGGGCTCGCAGAACCCCTTCTGCGAACAGTAGATCTCCATATCTACATACTGAGCTAGCTCTGTCATTTTATTCACCGTCTGCCAGTCGCCCATTAGCAAAGCGTATTCCAGGGCGTAGTTCCGTCTCTGACGGAACCAAGCCCAGGCATCGACGGGTGCCGACGTTAAGTTGGTACCTAGAGGGCCTGCTTTGTTTGTGGCGCGACCGTAACGACAAGAATGTTTAAAGGCTGGTAAGGGACCAGCAAATTCCCAGAGATTACTCCAAATCTGAAGGACACCCTCACTCCAAAGACCTAGGTCTCCAGTATAAGGTTGAGCTTCAATGGAAGAAAAGTCAATCTCTCCGTACGGGGCTCCGAGAGCCTTGTACATATTAAGGAGAGTTGCCCACCATCTTATGATGGGCAATGACCCGCTTCTAATACCTTGTCTTATTTCCGGGGGGAAACAAGCAGGTAGACCGGAGATCAATCGGATACGTAAGCCTAATGGTTGAGTGGTGGTTAGCCGCTCTCCGCCTACATAGACATTGACGACAAATAAATAAATTTTGAGTCTGGCTATTAGAGCTATGGGACCTTGATGAAGCAGGATCTTCTGAAAGTGAGCACCAATGTGACCGAGTGATCGGAAACAAAACCCTTTTCGAGCTAATCCACTATAATGGAAGGCCTGGCGGCCCCACATCATAGTGGTCTTTAGCACCTCAGCCCCGGAAGTGCGAGTTAACCCAATGGCACCAGTATTCGAATCCGTTTTCAGATGGGTCGGAAGCCAAGCTTTCGCCTTGACGAAGACAGACCATAGTCCGTTTCGGAACATGGTTGGACGAGGAACTGTTGTGTGATTGACTGATTCCACTCGAGGGAAAGGGGGGGTTTTTTTATGAGAAGTGGATTTAAGTTCGTTAAGGGCATCCTGAACCGGTGTAGGAGGGACAGATCCTTTCCGCGCAATCACAGTTAACGGAAAGTCATTGGAAAGACAGACCTTCTGAAGGTCGCGATAATCTCGCTCTGTTAAGTACATGATACCGTCTGGATCGTTCGGATCGATAACTACTAGAGGTCGTTGTTTCTGGAGATTCCAGTCAATGATCAACTGCCATTGAAATATGGTTCGATCTATAGCGTCTGTCGAATGAACTTGTTTCTTTAGTTCGTCGAGAGTTCGCACACTATCAGAAGTAGTAGGAGAGTCCCCCACCGGACCTATGGGGTCTTTGGCCGATGGGTTAGAAGTATGGATACTTCTAACAGCATTGAAAACCGGGACTCGGGTCGGGGCATTTGCAAAGACATGTGCTAATAGGCAAGATAGATGTAACATTTCGTTGCGTCTGTTTTCGGCTATTTCATGGCTAGCGAAACCGTCTTTTCCCGAATGCTTTCTGGATTCTCTTTGCGCCTCTCGGCGCGGAGCAGCCAGGGAGTCGACCGGGTTAGTCGTCCAATCATTTCAGGCACCTACCTTTACAGGTAGGGGGCCATCCCAGACTAGATACTAGCTTTCGTACACGTAGTACTTAACTCCGACAGTTTGGTGACCTCATTGTAGGTTAGTGAACTGTTGGCGCTAGGTAACAACAAGAGGCCCGAGATCGTTAGTTTCGGGTTGGCGGGTTCCTTATATAACCGCCCCACACCACGCGTTATCTCCATGCGGGATTCGCCCTGTCTTAGGTAACTAGCCTAAGTAGGAGGATGGTGTCTTGAGGTTCTCTCAAGGAGTCCGATTGGACCCAGTTCTTGTTGCCCCAGAGCCTTGGACCTACGAGCGCCCCCGCCCTAGTCATTGTCAGTTGCTACGCAATTGACTTTACTAGCTCCTACCCAATTCCTTGTAGGAGGACCCTTGGGCTGTAGGTCCTTCTGGTTTCTCCAGACCAGGCACTCGTGCTGCCTTGTTGGCACGAGATTGTTTGTTAAACGTGAGACCTGGATTTCACGTGGCACGACGTTAGTGTAACCGTTCCTGATCGACTAATCGACCAGAATGCTCGCATTAGATCATTCTCAGCTAATCTAACGGGAGTGACCATTAGGGTCCGTTACGACAGTTGTCGTGATGCCGGTTTCACAACCG